ATATGTTTTGAATCAATGTCTTCCAAAATCTCTGATAGCCGGGACCCTGCAATATCCCACGTGAATTTACTGTGGATGCGTTCGCTTGCCTTCTTCCCGCGACGTAATGCCTCGCCATAATTGCCGTAAACCTCAAGCATCTTCTCGCACATGCTCATCACAGACGGGCAATAACCCATTGAAATAAGATTGTCGTAATTTGTTAGCTCTTGCTCTGCAAACGTGAAACCCATTGGGTACCCAACACGGGCGTCAAAGAAATCCGCACACCCTGTTATTGATGGCGCAACGCATGGGGCACCGGTGGCCATAGCTTCACAGAGCGTTAAGCCCCAGCCTTCGCCAAATGTTGGGAGCAAAAAGCAATGCGTTGAGTTATATAATTCGACAAGCTCATCAAGCGAAAGTTTCCTGCGATCAAAAATAATGTTCTTATGCTTACCCATGATCTGAACGTCATTACCAAAAAACTCAACAAGGTCTGGGTTAGTCATAGCGTTTGGACCCTTCGAGTGTTCAAGCATAAGCTTTACTCTCTCGCGCCCGCCTGCTTCTGCGCGGAGCTCATGTCTTTTGCGGAAAAGCTTTTTGACAAATTCTGCGCGATCAATATTTTGCATTGTCGTCTTGATATACATTTCAACGCCCGGCTCGTTCTCAATCATCTTCAATGCTTGTAAAATCAATGGATACCCTTTGCGCGGGTTTGGGGCACCACACCACATAAAACGAAATCTTTTCGAAGAAGACGGGATTTCCCTCTGAAAGAATGGAAAGCTTGAAGCCTCAACGCCTTCATGACAAACATAAATTGGACGGTCAGTATATTTTCTGAAAAGGTCTCGGCAGAAACTGCTCGGGACAATGATTGCATCAGCACGGTTAAGGTTAGAAATGTATTTATTCGGAAGCTCAAGGAATTCCCACATCGTAAACAAAACATTAAATTTGCCTTTGACATAAAAGAAGAAGTCTGCCGGACAAATCTGTAAGGCAATGTCTGCATCGTCGGAATACTCAAGATATTTCTCGCTATGCTTTTTCATAAACCGCACATGCGTTGCATACCCTAGCGCATTGCCAGAATGCTCATTGACTGGTGTTACCCACTGGACTTTTAAGCGATTCATTTTGTTAGAATACCTTTTGATGTTTCGTTCATTGCTACTCGACACTTTGAGCAAATTATTTTTTTAGCAGGGGATGCGCTTACCTCTGCCCAACAACTCAAACATTTATACTTCGATCTTTTCTTTATCACTGCTTAAAATCTCCTGCCAAAACATCTTTTTGTTTGTTTCCATGTGAAGACGTGTAAAATTGACATCACTGCTAAACCAGAACTCATTCTTATGCTCAACGAAATCATTAAGCAAAAGTTTGCACCCTAATAACTTCGCCTCAATCACAACACGCGGGCATGTGTCACCACCAATCGGCATATAAATAAGACCTTCTGCCTTTGACATCTCAGCCAACAAGTCAGAGTATTTCATGTTCCTTAAAACTCTAAAATCCATTTTGTGATCTTCTGCATGCTTCAACGTCTGTGCAAATCCCTTTATCTCCGACGATGAATGAACAATAACCCATCCATTGCGCTGTGTGTTTTTTGATAAAGCCTCTAAATCGGATAACGTTGAGTCTGCAAACGTTGAACTTAAAACCATCGTGTTCCGATCTGCCAACCCTCGCACTTTTCTCTGATACCATTTCTTTTGACGATCCGACATCCAGAAAACATTTACTGCGTTTGTAAAAAACGCATCGAGGAAATGATTCCGGCAATTGCATTCCATACCCTCTTTCAGGTAGTGAAGGTCTGGCGATCTGTACGCGCAATATTTATAATCAAACTCAAGTACTGAATATTTTATGTTCTCGACAATATTAGGGATAAGTCCCCATTTCATTTGCGAGAAATTACCAAAAACCCAAAACGCTGTTTTATGATGAGCGATAAGCTCATTGCTAACATTCTTCGCCAAGACTTTCTCATATTGTGCCGGGCACGTGTCAATAAGCGCCTGCAACGAAAGCTCTGCCCCGCCGACGTAAGTGTCTGCAAAATGATCTGAAACAAATATAATTTTCTTAAACATTCTCAAGCACTTTCGTGTGAATATTTGCGATCCCGCCATATTCCTGAACCTGTTTGCTGAAAGCTGATCGTTCATGGCCATAGCGGAAATAATAAACAGGCTTTGCAAATCCTTTAAATCTCATGGGCGCCATTTTCGCGCGAACCCAAAGATTCCAGTCAGCGCAAGCGTCCATCCGATACCCGCCAAGTCTCTTAAATGCCTCTTTACGAATAAACGACGAATGCGGGATAAGATTGCACTCTTTTATCTGTTCAAGAGTAAAATCCTCTGCTGTCCCCCATTGTGTACCGTTGCTTAAAATTACAGGGAAATGGATAATGTCCGTGTACTCGAAACTCCCTGAACGAATGGCCGCGAGAAGCGTTGAAAGATTATCCGCGTGGAAATGATCATCGTCGCAGAACGTGACAATCCATTCTCCGTCAGCGTGCGCAACAGCATGATTAAAACCTTCCGCGATAGTGCGCGACTTTCCATCAGATACCACAATGCAGTCATCCGGGATTTTATTTGCTTGGATGGCTTCTCTTGCTGTTACTCCGTCGATATAAATGACGCGCTCGTCAAATCCCCGTGCAGATAAAAAAAGATTATCTAGCCATTCAGGCACTGGATTCTTTGAGTTGATTACGAGTGTTATTTTATTTTCCAAGATTATCTCCGCGGGGGATGGGGATTTTATTTCCCCACCCCCCCCATAATTACATTCAGCTTAATTACGCTGTCATAATTCGGCAAAAGGCGTTAGCCTGTCCGATCTTCCCAGCCCATCGGCTGACCATGCGGAATCGGGTCTGGCTTGCCGTGAATAAGCCGTACGGATCGCTTTCAAGCATCATGGAACCGGCACGAACGCCGAGAACGTAATACTTGAAGTTACCAAACGCCACGAATGCCGTTGCGGTTGCCGTTGTCTTCGGACCTTTAGAAGACAAGATATACGGATGTTCCCAGATAGTGCCCGGAACCCCGTTGCCCGGCATCGCATAAACAAAGCGGCCTTGAGTATCTTTTAAGGTACGGATATAGTGCTGGATAAGTTTGTTGTAGATAAACTTACCGCCAGCGCCATACATTTCATCGACAGACTGTGCAGCCAAAGACAAGCTGTCAGCACTGATCGAAGAAAATGCCTGTGAACCAGCCCCTGTCTGAACAACAGAATAGCCAGCGGCCGCTGTCAAAACACCAGACCCAAGCTTCGTCCCATCGCCGTTAAGAACTTGGTTATCAAGTTCCAACGCGATCCCATAGCTGAACTGGCCAGCCAATAGCCCTGCGATGTCATAATACGAATCGGCAAGAAGTTCGTTGCTCGAAATTGCATAAGCATCAAGACGTTTTGCGGTCAAAGCAACCTGTCCAACAGTCGGTTCTGTTTCGGTCGCGGCAACACCTTCAGCCGTCCAAACAACACTTGACTGCGTGGCTTCGGTAGGAACGCGCATATCGTTTGTTCCCATTTGAATAACGTTACATTCTTTCAATGCGAACGTAACATCACGGGAAAGCATAAGCATATCCCATTGATATTCAGTCGGGACCAAGAACCCGCCTGTAGTCGTTGCGCCTTCGGCCAAAGCGGCTTTTGCGTTGATGTCATAAAGATATTTCACGGCTTCCGGTTCAGGATTGCGAACTAAAGCGCGGGAAGCAGCAATGAAATACTTTGCCAATTCGTCTTGGGCTTCTTCGCTTCGTAAAACTTCAAAGTCACCCGGTTTATTGGCAATGTGCTGACGTTGCGGTTGCATCTGTTTAGAGACTTTTAACCCTAAGAATTTCTGAGAACGGACAATCGCCGGAGCAACGCCTTTGGCCGGAGCGGCCTCGATCTTAGCCAACTTTTCGTTGAAATCTTTTAACTGCGCTTCAAGGGCCTTGACTTCAGCTTTGCGAGATTCGGCTTCTGTCCCGACTTCTTTTTTTAATGCTTCAAGGCCATCATTGATGCCCTTCTGAATTTTCTCTTGAATTTCTTTCAATTGTTTTTCGTCCATTTTATTACCCTCACTTGAGCTTCATTGATTCTGTTAACTGCTTAACGAACTGATCAACTGCTGTGTCAATGGATTCCTTCGAGCCAGTAGGCTCCGGACCCTTAGAATTAAAAAGATGTCTGAAATAATGTGCGTTTTTTTGCGGCAAAGTATTGAAGCAAGCCAAAACAGTTTCTTTTACGCATGTCTGTAAATCGGTAATATGCTCCTTCATCACAACGCGCATACAGTTAGAAATCTGGTTTATGTGTTCGTCCGTAAATTTGACAAATATGGTTTCATCCAGAATGTCTTCCGGCTTTCCCGGTTCCAAAACTGGCGGCATTGCTGCCGGAGGATTTTCTAAATCCTTTTTCCCCCAATTGAATACTTTGATTGCCATATCGACAAGATGCTTTTCAATGGGGTCTTTGCTGTCGCGCTGCAACGCATCCGGGTTAGACGGGATCAGCACTTGGCTGACTTCGAGCAAAAGTGCATTTGTAAACACGCGTCCAATCCCTTTATCCCAATCTCCATCAATCCAATCGCGCCCAATGAACCCTACGGAATAAGCCGCGATGTCTTTTGATGCTAAATTAAAAGCCCAATCCGCTTCCTCATTCCCTTCACCAACAAAATATTGAAACTTCGCGACAAGACCTTCCTCAGAAATTCTCACATCAATTGCTTTACCAATCTGGTTTGTGAGCTTCTCGTACTTATGCGAAGAAAGCAAAATCGGGTGCTTGAGATAATCCGCTAATCCAGTAATCCATGCCGTGCGCAGGATAATTTCTCCGTCTCGGTCTTTTGTCTCATTTGAAATCAATGCCTCGACGATATAATTCTTCTCGTCGATGCTTTTTATCTTTGCGTTAAATGTTTTTAAAATAGGTTTCTTTTCTTCTTTTGGTTTCATCGAATTACTCCTTAATCGAACACCGGCGTTGGGTTACATCGGCAATTTATGACTTCCCCAGCCGGCCCGTTGCCTGCTGGATAATCGACACCGTTTGAGAAGACTTGGTCAATCCCAACAATCTCACCGTCAATTGCTTGATGAGATTCGCGGACAATATCGTCGTGAGAAGTTGTCCATTGCTTTTTTGTTACACCAGCTTGCTTAAATGCAACCATAGTCCCCCCGTTCATCGCGCCAGTGATTTCAGTCCTTGCGATAATCTTTGACCGATTAGATGCGAAGTTATAAACTGACCGAATACGTTCTGCGATTTGCTCTGTTGTTTCTCCGGCTGTAGCGCCTTCCATAAGCTGCGTTTGGAGTTCTTCTCTAATCGTGTCATTGATTTCAGGGAGAGATAAAAACCTACTGTGCACAACAGACGTTAAGTTTGGATTCAATAAATTGAAGTCAATCGCTCCGCCGAGCAAAGAATCGGCGAATTGCGCACCTGTCTTCGATGCCTCGGTAAACAGCGGGTTTGAAATCTTAATCAACTCTTGGTTTTGGTCTTGCCAGTTGATATTTATGTTGTAATAAATCTTTATGCTTTTTTGTGCCCCAATCAAAGCAAGAACCTTCGCCCGCTGGCGATAAAAATAATCTTTAATAATCGCCTCGTATCGCTTTTCAAGCGGGTCTTGAAGAGATATAAACCTCTTGGAAACAGCTTGCCTGTCAATCTGCTTTGTTGACTTTACCGGTGGAACTTCTGGCAATGGAGCATCTTGATTCTTCGGTTGTTCTGGCGCTGGCTTTACTGGTTCTTGCGTAGCGGCAGAGTTAGCTGAACGTGCGAAATCACTCCCGGCTGGGACAAGATTAAAAGGCAAGTATCCAATATCCCCACCATCAATTTTCTCAAATCCTAGACCAAGCTCATCATTGATCGTGTTAAAAGGGACACCCATTGCAAAGAGCTTCGTTGCCCGATCCAGCTTGTCGTTCATGTCCTCTTGTAAAGAGATAACATTGCTAAAATCAAATTTCCCGGTAATCCCGGGAGAAATCTTTGCAAAAAAATTAGCGTTGAGTGTTTCCTCAACATACCGAAGCATCGGCATAATTGTATCCGTCCAAAAGAGCTTCTTCTGGCCTTGGAATGTTGCATAATTCAGATCGTCAGTAATTGAGAACATTGACTTTGGAACACGCCAAATCCCCATGATGTCTTCACGGTTAAGGCGTCGCTGTTCAACAAACTCCATATCTTTGTGAGTTGTGCCTATGTTGGCCGGCTTAAGTCCACCTTCAAGTATTGCCAGCTTATGAGCCTTATCCACCCCTTTATGGTTACTATCCCATTGGGCTTTAAGTCGGCTAAACTGTTCTTCTGACAACTCTTTTTCAGTCGATAAAACGTAACCCGGCTCGGCATTATTCTCGAAAAACTTCGAGTTATAAATCAGGCTTGAATAGTCGAGGTTAATCGTCTTTGAGATTGGGTCCAACGGCGAAAGCCCCATGATTGGGTCATACGGGTTGAAATATTTGAAATGAATTATTTCTTCAGGAAGAAATTCGATTGAGTTGCGATAACTCCACGCCAGAAGATTCCCGGCATTATCTTTGCGAGGGCTAAAATAATCTGGATTAAACACCCATATTTCAGCCGGCAAACTGCTAGTCCCAGATATTTGGCCGCGGGATTTATTTAATATCCAAAAGCAATTCCCGCGGAGGCTTAAATAAATTGCTGTTGCTTCCCATAATTGAGACCGTGACATTAATGGGTTTGGCGTTAAGAAAAGTTTATTAAGGGCGCTTGGCGCGGCTTCATTGTCGCCTTTCATAAACTTAAATTCAGCCTGCCCGACGTTATCACCAATCGCGCGGATTGCTTTATAAACGTCCGAATGTTCTGCGTAAGGCTTAACAATCTTATTCCCACCTTGCGACAGATTAAATTCACGAATCGCAAGCCAGTCAGATGACCAGCTTTTCTGGCCTCGGACATAACCAAGTTTCGCAGCAATCCTGTCAAATAACTTTTGCGGGATTATACCCATCGAATATTTACCCCCGTTTTATCCATTACGGATTTAATCGCAAACCCAAGCGCATCAATATCGTCGTCATGCGCACATTGAGGAAACTCGAGCAACCTTTCGACTAACTCCTCAACTTTTCTGTTCCCGCGTTTAAACTTTATCGTTCCATTCTCAATCATGCCCTCATATTCGCTGACGCGAACACCCTTGTCTGTTGATGTATGGATAGCCTTTGGATGCGGCTGTCCACCACCGGCGCGGCACGCTTCGACAATACCCTGCCGGATTGCTTCTCCGGCGTTATTGTCCTCGATAAAGATATTTGCGAACTTTCTGTTCTTAACGCGGTTTAAATAAAATTGCTCAAATGCCTTTACTGAAATTTGCTCACAAAAAGCGTCATCAACATAAATAAAACCTTCTTTGTCCTTTGCAACCTCAACAAACGCCATATTGTCGCCGGATTGCTTAACGCTTGTTGCTGTATCAATCCCCCCGCCGCGAGTTGTCTCTGGCGGGAGCTCGTCGTACCACCTGATCCAGTCCCGCTTAATTCTCTGGCTTGCCGCATCTAAAGGCCTGCCTTGGTAAAGAGCATTCCAAGCACGCGACCCAACCTTTGCTTTTGTGTTTAGAATTTCCTGTATCGAATATCTTCCCGGCCATAGAAGATCGCCGACTTTCCTGTTTAAGGGGTCATTCTTTTGCTGTTCGTCGTCCTCGATAATGGCCGGTAAATTTAAGACAACCCAATCTTTCTCGCTTGCGAGTATTCGGCCGGCTAAATCATCTTGATGCCACCGCGTCATCATTAAAATCAACGCCGCACTAGGCTCAAGCCGCGTCAATACGACGTTCTGGTACCAGTCAAAAGTGTTGTCGCGAATAACTTGGCTTTCGGCATCTGCTCTGTCTTTGATCGGGTCGTCGATAATAAAAAGGTCTGCCCCGTGCCCCGTGATGGCTCCTTCGACTCCCATCGCCATTAACCCGCCCTTGTGGTTCGCAATCTCCCACTGGTCCACTGACCGGCTATCATCAGCAGTGTTAATCGCTGGGAACAATAACCGGAAATGCTCACTCTCAACTGTCGATCTAACCCTCCGTGAGAATGTTCGGCAAAGCGATTTCGCGTAAGAGCTAATAATCACGTTCTTGTCTGGATTTCTGCCGAGGTAGTAAGCCGGGAACTTCCGCGACACTTCTTCAGATTTCCCGTGACGCGGCGGCTCAAAAACCATCAGGCGCTTTATTTCCCCGCTTTCAACCCGATCCAGATAAGAGCCAATCAGGCTTACGTGATCTGGTGTTTGATACGACTTATCAATGAACAAAGAAAAATCTATAAAACTTTTACGAGCCTTAATGATCGTCGCAATAGCCGCGTTAATTTTGGCTAGGCGTTCTTGCTCTTGAAATGATTTCATCGAGCTGATCATCTGTTGCTTTCTCTAAGACGCTTACAATCTGGTTTAAACTTCCTGCTATAATCGGCTGATTATTAAACGCAGGGTTGTTGTTAATCATTATTTTTTGGTTCTTATATTTTTCTGGGAAATGATTGCAAAGATAAAAAATGTATCCGGCTTCTGTTGCATCACCGGAAATAAGACGCTTAATAAATTTCGATTCAATAGCATCCCCGCGATCAAGGTCACGTTCCGCAATTGCCTCATCAATGCTCTTGTCTAACTCTTCATATTTCTTTCTTAATCGCCAAAGAGTTACACGAGATATTCCAAAGTGTTTCGCTATCCCCGGGAGGTTCATTGTTAAGTTTGCTTTAATCAAGGCGGGGGCTTCTCGCGTTATCTGCTCGACGAGATCATCAGTAATAAGTTTTTCTTTTGGTATATTCATATTCCTACAAAAAAAATACCCCCACGTGTGTGCGCACATGGGGGCTTTGGAACGAGGAGAGTTTATGAAAAAGTGCAAGTCAAGAACGCCTTCTTGCCTGCAATCTAAATATATGGGATTTATTCTGTGATGTCTAAGCTATCGGACGATATCTTATGCAGCGTTGTATGCGTGGTTATACTCAAGCTTATGTTGCCTATTATTTTTATACCATTTCAATGAATTGCGCCGCGTGCGTTCTCTTTGACATGATTCTTTTAAGCAGACTTCTTGGTGTTTTACTGATTTGTTAAATCTTGCTCGGCAGATTTTGCAGATTGCGGATAATGAAGGCATAATTATCTCCGTATGATTATTTTATTACGGGTCAACAAACTCTCCTAAGTGATCCCAACGCTTTCTAAAAGTTTCTCGGTCAGAAAGCACGTATTTGCTCACGTTTATTTTATGCGCTTCGCAGGCCATTGAGTTATTATGTACGAGTGATGCGTTTGGGCATTCCTTTACTTCGTATCCAGCCTCATAAGCGCGCAGTGATAAATCAGGGTCTGCATAAAATGCCTTATATCGCGCGTCGAAGAACCCTCCAATCTTATTTATTAATTCTCTATGCGCAAAAGGGAACGCAGCGAAAAATTTGCCATAATAATAAAATGGGAAGTACGGGAAATGCCGAGGGCAAGCGATGATGTTATTCTCATGCTCTTCGCAGAATTTCTTAAGGTTGTCAAGGCATCCTCGCGCAAGAGCAGCTTCATCATTCGTGCAGAAATAATACTCCCCTCGAGCGCATCCTATCCCTTCGTTGACGGCACTTATTACACCTTTGCGCTCAGGCTGATATATCCAAAGGACATCATTCCTTTTGCTTAGGTTGTCGTCTTGAAAGTCTGCGACTATAATTATTTCAATGTCATTCTCTTGGCATGATTCAAATATTGATCTAACTGCTTCGTGTATGTTTCCAGGTCTCACCGTCGGCAGGATTACGCTTATCATATTGCAGATACCCCTGCGGCTATTAATTGTGTACGAGAGCATTTTATACTGTATCCATCTTCCGGAGAGAAGATCTTCCATTTTGGCGTGTTGTTAATTATCAACCACACATGAACTAACCCTTTCGGGCCCGCTGCTTTCTTGATTGAGATTGTCCCTCGCAGCCTATTTGGCGATCTCTCGCTAATCTTATTTCTTTCGTGAATAAAATTACTTTGATAAAGCCTTGCTGTCTCGATACATGTTGTTGCTAGTTTTATTCTCATTTATATAACTCCCTCCTGTTTTCCAGTGACCACAAGTGTTTTATCCTTTTGCGTCTTTCCACGCCTTTATGCAGGCGTCGATGGCTTCGTTAAAACCTTTGTTCATAAAACACTCATGCGGATTAGAACTGTATTCACTTTCAAATCTTTTCTCCGGCCATACCGGATCCTTAACCTCTGGAGTTGTAATAACCATTCTCCCATAACACAAATTGCATTGATGTACTGTAGACGTTGAAGACCATTCTTGTTAGTCTCCGGCTACCCAAGAGGGCTTATTTACAGTTCCTTGACCGTCGCACTTAGGACATTTCTGCCAGAGCTTCATCTCTTCCCCTTTCCCGACGTGAGTAGGGCGTGGATGGCTTGGGCTAATTTTGCAAACGAAACGTCTGGGATTTTTCTTCTTACAATGGCTCCCCCGCTAGGATCGGGTACGTTATGCCCCCAAACTATATCTTCAATCTGTTTTAATGACGGCACGCTCGCCACTGAGACTAGCGGTTCGTAATGTTTCGTCGTTTTACCTACAATCTTTACCGGCGTACCGCATAACTCGCATTTATGTTCGCTCATTTGATTGAATCTCCGTTCTCATAAATATTTCCGATGATTTTTGATTTTCCTGCAAAATCAAATGAATAAGAACGTCCTAATTTTTTCCTTACACTCCACGACAATATGCCAGGAATTTCAGTGTTCTTGCCAAAATATACTTCAAAATCACCTTCTAAAACATCCCCCTCGTAAATATCTTTGCCGTTCTTGTCTTTTAGGCCGGTGTATTGCATGATTGGAGAATTTGTAAAATAATGCTCGTCGGCATTTTCATCAAAAACAATAGCCCCTTCATCGCCTGTTAAATCTAATTTATCAACAAGCAACATTTCTTTTAGTTTCGCACTCCAAACTCTAAATTTAATTTCTCTCATGCTCTCCTCACGACGACGGGTTAAAATACATTAGCCTCATCAATTGTTTTCATATTCTTTGCATATAATTTTGTTCCACCAGATTTTCTTACCCGAATTAACGTCCGTGCTTTTTCAACAGCACGAATAAATTCTGCAAATTCTTCGTTATCCAACTCGATTTCTCGCTTACCGCAGTCATGGATTAAAACCGATTTCTCTCTCGCTTCAATCCACCACTTGCCTTCTTCCGGCTCATAAATTATTCCCATTTTATCCGCTCCTCCTAAGACGACGGGTTAAAATAAATATTCTTGCGCTAAACGACGATCGCACATTTCAATGTATTTATCTTCAAGTTCAATTCCTATGTATCTTCTGCCTAATTTTTTTGCGGCCTCGAGTGTTGTCCCACTTCCAGCAAAAGGATCAAGAATTAAATCATTAGGTTTGCTGTGAATTTTTATTAAATGTTCCATAAGTTCAACTGGTTTCTGTGTAGGATGTTGCCATTTATTAGATGGAATGTCTTGATTTATTCCTTCAATCACGTTTGAAACCTTTTTGCTTTCATCATAAAAAGAATAATTATCTTTATTTTTACTTAAAATTAAAATATTCTCGTAGCTGGGTCGATAACGCCATCCTAATCCAATAAATTTGCGCCAAACTAAAGTTTGAATAAGATTAAAATGTTTTATCGCTTGCAAAGTAAATATCGCAGTAACTGGTGTTTTACCACCACCACCACAACAACAACAACAACCTGTATCGCTAATAACACGTTTAGCTTCTGGGAGCCATTTCCCCATTAAGGATTGCCAATCTTCTAATCCATCATTTTTAATATCTTCTTGATAGGTCTGCCAGGCAGACCTAAAAGATATTCCGTAGGGTGGATCGGTTAAGATCATATCAATAGAACCATCTGGGATTTGCTTCATAATCTCAAGGCAATCGCCTTTAATAATGCTATTTATCACTTCATACCCCACAAAACGCTAATAGTTAATAACCCCGCAGAAGCCCAATACATAGCACGAGGATAGTTCTTTTCAAATATGCAAACACCTGCACAGATAAAATACTGCACCAAAAAGCTATACATAATTACCGTGCTTGTCATCCAATCCTCCCGCCTTCGTCTGAAGATTCCATTTTCTTAACAATTATTTCTTGTAAATCAATAGCCATGCTGTCTATAATAGTACGGAATATTGATTTATCAGAATAGTAGTCCCGCTCTATGACTCTTTTAACACAATATTTCTCATCAAAAGTCTCTATAAGTATTGTCAATTCGATGCACCCATCTCTTATAATATCCCACGGCCTACATTGAATTTCTATAAACATATTTAACCCCTTTCTCCGCCTTCGGCGTTAGTTAACAAACTTATTCCATAATCGAGTATCTTCTTGCGCATTTTATTTTTAGAGTCGTCGGCGTAGGCGGCGGCGGAGGCGTAGGCGGAGTCGGCGTAGGCGGCGTCGGCGGCGGCGTAGGCGGCGGAGGCGGCGGAGTAGGGGGAGGCGTAGGCGGCGGCGTAGGCGGCGGAGGAGGCGGCGACGGAGGCGGCGGCAGAGGCGGAGGCGGCGGCGTAGGCGGCGGCCCTATTTTCTGGTGTATCATTTTCCAATACTTTCTTTGCAGCTTCTATCGCTTTTCTAGGCCGATCGTCTTTATGATATTTCTTTTCATAAATATCAATTACCTGTTCTGCCGAATAAATTGCATAAGACAAATATTGCGGACTTGTCATAACTCGCACAATAACCCAATTCGCCCAATTCCAATGGTCTGCTTTTACGAGCATATCCAAAAATTTAACTACCTCAACCCCATTTTCAAAGCCTTCTTGTTTCAAAGACCATTCGTATCCTTCTTTACATGCCGATTTTTCTTTTAACCATTCTTTTGTGATTAGCATAATTACCCTTTCTCGGTTATTAAACTTCAAAGCCATCCCCCACGAATCCGCAGGGCTTATGCAAGAGGCGTGATGCACATTGGCGCATCCAAATTGCGCTTTGCTTTATCGGTCTCCCGAATGGCTAAATATAATTATCGCACTTGGAAACGGTGCGCTATTCTTTGAATCCCCGAACTTTAACCGTCCTCGAATAAATCTAATTTCTTTTGCTTTCATGCAGTAATCATGCCATGCCGCTGTGTCTGTTCTCGAGGGGATTAACATAACAACTTTCTTGCCTAAAAGACTTTCTTCGTATGCTTTTTTGCACCATAATTTAAGCTGTGAATATGGCGGGTTAACAAATGTTGACTTGCCCCACGGAATTGTTAGACCGTCAAAGGTTGCTCTTAATGGACAAGGATCAAAATCAAATTGAAACTCATCATTTAACTGTTTAAAAACACTATCCGGTGTTTTCCAGTGGTCTGTTAAACTTGAAAAATGGACTGACATTTGCACCCCAATAACCAGTTATAGATTGACCCGCATTTCTTACAAACTCGCCAAATACTCATAAGATGCTCGATGAACAAACCACCATTGCCCCGTTTAACACCTCAAC